CCAAGACAACATTAAGCCTTGCCTGCAGCTTTTCATTTTCAGTGAGGGCGTTTTGAGTAACGCCCATTTCCTTGGCCAATTTCGCATAAGATTGCTCGAAATTAACGTTGAGGCCGATGGTTCGCAGAACGTCAACTTGCGCAGATTGTATGCCGTGCACCAGGGTGTCAAGCGCTTGCGATGAATTCATCTGACCGATAACCGCAGCATCCTGGGCAAGCCTTGCCAGATCTGTTGCTTTGGACAAATCGATTTGAGATTGAACCAGCCGCGTTACAATCTGGCGCGATTCAATCATCGATATGCCTTGCTTCCGCACCGCTTCAGTTGTTGCATCAACCTCGCTGCGTGCCAATCCAGCATTGCGCCCGACTACATCAAGCACAATTCCAAGCTCGTTGTAACGCTGTGATAGCGTTGCGGCTTCGTTGATTAAAGAAGTGAGCTTTAATGTTGCGAGAATTCCACCGATGGCTTTCAATGAACCAAAGAAAACATCAGCCGCACGCGCACCGCTTCCAAGAGAAGCATTAAGATTGTTGACGGGCTGAACCCCGCGCTGCGCGCTATCGGCAATGTCATCAAGAGAGCGTTTGACGGTTCTGCCGCCGCTCTCATTGATTACTATGTCAACTTTTTCGGTGATATCGCCCATTTGCGTGCTTTATTTCTCGAGTACGGAAACGCCTGATTCGGTTGAAACGCCGTCAGCTATTGCTTGCTGAATAAATCCAGGACTCGCTTGTGGCGAATGCCCTCTATTCAGCGCATCGATGTACGGTATGTTGATGTTGATATGAATTTCTTCACCAAGCTGCCGATCCTTCAACGCAGATTCGGCTTGATCGATTGCGGCCTGCATGTTGGCGCCGGCAGTGCTTCCCTTTGTTCCGGGGACATAGGCTTGCGTCGTTTCTGAAAAGGATGCTTCACCGACTGTCACAACCACGGATGAGCGTGCGCGTCCGGTATCCACAGGCATGGCTTTAACGATTAAAGTATCGATTGCCAACGCAACACTTCGCGTTTTCTTGTTAAGGTTCACTGAAATCGTGTCCCTATGACCGCGAAGCCGCTTTGCCAGATCATCCAGTCCGCCAGGCATCTCTATTTCCTTTTGTTCATAGATGAATACCATTCGATATAGGCAGCATCCAATGCATTGATGTGGTATTCCATATCCTCGCGCTGCTCCTCATCGGTTATGCCGGTTCTGTCGCAATATTCCTGAATTTGAAACCAGGAAATCTGCCCTACCCCGCCGAAGCCTATTTGCCTGCACGTACCGAGGCGGTCGAATGCCTCAATATAAATTTGCAATCCTGGCAATAAAACCGGGGCGTTCTTTATTGCTTTTGGTAATTCGGCGCCATCCTGCACGCACTGCCTAATGATTGTTTTCTCGGTTTTGCCCTGCTTTAACTGATAAAGCAGGACATCCGTTAGTTTTTTGCGTCTGCTTCTTTATCCGCCACCCGAAACAATTGCATTTTGTTTGACTGAATCTGAATGTCAGTAAACAGGTCAGGCAGCGCGGCAAACGTATTAATCACGTTCTCTTCGGTGTATGGCAGGATTGAGCCGTCAGGCGCCTCAATGCCCTGCTTCCATTTTTCCTTGTCATCCTTTACTTCCCAGTTCAGCACCACAGCTTTCGCGTAGAGCTGACGGCTGATTTCACGTTCTTTCTCAACCGGAAGAATTTCCTGCTCGATCAAGCGGCGAACAGGCTTTGTCAGGATTTCGTGAGTACGCACAAATTTATGGTTCGCGCTACCGGCGCGTGCCACGGTCACTCGGAATTGACCGTAATCCAGCACAATCCCTTTTTTCTCAAGTTCTCGGTCGGTCCCAAATTGTTTGTACATGCTCATAAAAAATTCCCCTATTAGGTAATGAATGCAAATAAAGCTGAAAAAAAACACTGCTGGCGATGGAAGCATGAAACAAATGAGCTGCGAAAAGCTCACTTGAATCTATGCTTCCGCCACGTCCGGCAAGTAATCAAAGAACATGATCGCCGCCGTGTAATCCATGCTGGTTGAAATGCTTGATGCGGTTGCCGCGTCCATGGACAGAGGCAGTTTCACGGCCTCATCCAGCTTGATATCCGGATTGCCGCCGCCCAGCGATATCAATGGAAGATCGATCACGACCCCGGCATTGTTTTTAACAATCACGACATCTATGGTCACGTCCGAGTTATTCCGGATCGCGGCGATTGCCGAAACATCAGTGAAATAAGCGGTCATGCTTCCGCTCACTGCGAACGTGCCGGCGGAAATATCGAACGATCCCAAAACACCCACAGCCTTCGATTGCTTGAGGTTGTTATTGATTTCCAGCTTGAGGTCGGTCAGGTAAGCGAACATTGGCGCAGGTGCTTCGTCACTTGAGGAGACAAGCGACATTTTCATGCGCTTCATGTCCGAGCTTGTGTTGTACGCATCGGCGGACACAAGCGTTGGTCTGGTACCGGATTTCAAGCCGGTCGGTCCATCCACGGTCACGGCATCGGTAGCCATAAATGACATGCTTGATGTGATCTTGGTCGCGGTGCCAATATCAAGGCTGAATTGGTTCGGGATGGCTCCGATAACGTACATGCCTTGAATTTGTGCTGGGCTGCCGGTATCTGGCGCCCCCAGGCTTACTTCTGGCTGGTACGTTTTGCGGACAATATTCGATCCGGTTTCGTTTTGCAGTTTACGTCCGAACCAAATGCGAATTGTCTTTCCGGAACCGTTATCGGTAACCATTGCGGATGCCGATTTGTCGAATTCAATAGCGTTTGCGGCGATTGACCGCACTCGCTTCCAGCCGTTATTTGCCGCAGTTGCGAAGTTATTCCCAGCAGCATCACCGCCGAAATACACCCACTCGCCAACAGATAGACCGAGCTGCGTCAAATCCTTTGTGGAGGTAACAAGCTTCGGCAGCGTGCCGGATGCATCAATCGTGGCATCTGCTGATCCAAATTGAAAACCTACAACAACAAGCTTGCTATCCGTTGGCGGCGATGCTTCTGCGGTGAGTGTTTCTGCTACGGCAATCGAGGTATTGAGTGTCACTGCAGTAACGCGATGCAATCCGCTATTACCGGCATTGGTGAAATTTGAACCAAGCACCAAAGAACCAGCATAAAATCCGGTTGTGCTTACAATTTCATACGTGTCATCACCGGCATTAACGGTCACCGATGGGATATCGGTGCGCTCCGCTTTGGTGCGATAATTTGCGAAGAAAACACCCTGAAGGATGTTCTGGTGGCTGGTTTGCGTGAAGTCAGAACTGAATCCAAAACCGGCCTCAAGATCGACAACAACGCCTTTTTTACGTTGCCGTCCATCCGTGATCGGATTTCGTACCAAGGTCGATATTTTCGCGCCCAGCTCAGAATAGTCGTTCGGCTCATATTGATTCCAGATCGGAGTACCAGGCAACACACCAATCGAGCTTTCGTCAGCAATCCGCAGCCCGGTAATATTACTGTCGATCTTATTAACATTAGTTGTCATTTAGCACCTCCGTCATTAAACAATTTCGTCGTATTCAAACTCTGCTGTTACCGTTACCAGGAACCAATTTCCGTGAATCCCGCCTTCCTTGATCTGGATTGCTCTGAACCGCACGCTGTCGATGGTCTTGCCGAGAAAAGCTAATTCAACGAGCCTGGCAAGCGTGTACGCTGCTTGTGTGCCTTCTCCGCTTGGCGTGTAGATTTCACAAACAAGCTGGCCCTTTCGCTCCCAAATCCTTTTTCCATCCACGCCAGGCAGAGAAACTTGCCGCCCGGTTTTGTGTGCAATCCGGACAAATGCCCATGGATTGCCTTGTTTCATTGGCTCCGTGTCAGGCTTCTTGTTTGGCCAAACGACCGGATAAGTTGAGTTAACCACCCAGGCTGTATTGAATGCGCCGTACACCGTATCAGTGGCTTGCTGTGGCGTAGGCATCAGCTGTTCACTCCGATGTAGTAAAGCAGCGTCAAATCAGCCGGTTTAAGCTTTTCAATAAAAGTTATCTTGAATTCCTGTCCGCCATCGGTAACAAGCTGGTATTGGTCAAGCCCTTCCGGGTTTATGTCACCTGGCTCGACGATGTAAACGCTTTTTGCCTCCCCGTATAATTCAATGGCCTCAGAACGCATGCCTAGACTGCCAGCGGAGCTAATTGGCACATTTACTGCATAAACGCTAACATAGTCTGTTTTCCACTGATTCCTTGGGTTATTTGTTGGCAGCCATGGTTTGTTGGCGTCTGCGCTATCTGGATCAAGGCTTGATAGCGTTATCTGCCGACCTTTGGCGCGGATTTTTTCTTTTACCTTGGAAAGTCTGGCGGCGTAGTCCATTACACGTACACCCGCGTTATTCCGGAACCAAGAATGAAGCAGGCCATAAGCGCATCGGCTTTTGGATATGGTCTTTTTGTCAGGTATCCGGACTGGTATTTTTTAGTTTCTTTAATCGGTCCGGTTTCGTCCGATTCTTCAATGACCACTTTCCCGCTGCTTTCGATTGTTGGGTTTGGCATTAATGATTGACTGAGCGATATCAAGGCGTATTCAGCCGTTGCACGCTCAAGCCGTTGCGGAATGCCGGTTAATGCCCTGCCCTCGTTGTCATAAACATTCAGGCGCGGGAACAGAAGCGCTTGAACATCAGGAAATTCCAGCGAACCTTTCAGCAAATCACCCCAGCGAATATCAATGTACTCAGTGGCAGCGATCAAAGCCGCTTCTTTCGCCGAATTTGCACCGGTCCATGCAGCAATGCCTCTTGCCGTGAAGTAGGCATCGGCATCAGCAAGACTCAAGTATGACTGAGCATCGCTTTTGCCTGTGCCGTCTTCTGTGACAATGGCCATTTATTACGCGCCCTGTGCGTTAATTACACATTAACCGTGGTTTTTGCCGGTTGCACCGCTCGCGGATCGACCTTGCGTGCGGCCGGTCTTTGATCAATTGGCGCGCGGGTATCAAGCTGCTTAATCAATTCCA